TGGGTGGATGATGAGGGGCAGAGGTCTGGTTCAATTAACCGGCGCGGATAATTACCACCATGCAAGCAAAGCGCTGGGTGTTGACCTGGTAACCCAACCCGACCTGGTGGCCACGCCAAAGTATGCGGCCCTGACCGCTGGTTGGTTCTGGTCAACCCACAAATGCAACCCGCCCAGTGATGCTCTTGATCATCAACGCTTGACCAAAATCATCAATGGGGGGTTGATAGGTCTCTCAGACCGCATCAAGCACACCAACGAGGTGCTTGCAGTCCTTTGATCACTGCGCTGCGCCCAGCGCATTGAGTCGGCGCTGATATGAGCTTGTGTGGCGCAGTCGCTTGATTGTGTCCACCCGCTGGATGGTCTCCTCATTGATCTGCTTGAGCTCCTTGAGCGCTGTCATGCGCTCCCTGGGCGGTCGCTTGCCAGCCTTGGCAACCTGGTCGGCCAGCTCTTCGTAGGCATCTTGCCACTCATCCAAAGTCTGGTGTATTGAGCGGGGCTTGTCTGTGCCTGGCACCTTCAACACAAACCCGATGGGGATCTCATCGCCCAGGTCGTCATCTTCACCAGGCACGCGCTCAACCAGTGGCTGCAGCTCGACATGCTCAACCTCGGCGGGCTCTTGCTCCGCGTGCGGGATCACAGCCAACACCTCGACCGGCTCTGGATCGACCGTGTCGGCCAGTGCGGCCTCGATGATTGCCGGGTCGGTGATCTCAATCGGGATGGCCACCGGCTCTGGTTTGGCCACCATGTCCAGCGGGTTGGCTGGCTTGGCCACTGGCCTGGGCTTGGCCTCATCAGGGTAGTCCTGTGCCTCCTCGGCGGTGATCAGCCCCTTGAGCACATCAGGGAAGGCATCGCGCAAGGCAAACCCGCGAGCTCGCATCTGCATCATGCGCTTGGGATAGGCCTGCCATGGCCCCTGCTTGCCCCATAGGCCAGCTCGCTTGGCATCCTCGACGCTGAACTTGGCGGTGACCGGCTTGCGCCCCTTGCGCTTGGCCACGCACACGGCGACCGGGTTGGTTGTGCCCTCGCCCTCAAAGTATTCCTCGACATCTTCACAGACGCTGCTGGCCTGCACCAGGGCCATGGCCGCGTCACCGTAGACGCTGGGCTTGCCATTGATCACGGCGATGTTTTGCAGGGCTTGCATGGGTGCCAGGCCCATCTCATAGCCCCACTGCACGCACACCAGGATGTCTTGGGGCTTGCCCTGGTAGGCCTTGGGCACCATGCTGGAGTTGGCCAGCATGTCGCTGAACTGGATCGCCTCGGTGAGGGTGGCTGGGGCAAAGCCCCGGTTAGTGGTGGTCAATTGCATTGATGTCTTTCTCGGATAGGTAGGTTTGCATGGTGGTGAAAATGAGGTCGGCCATCGCGTCTACGAAGGCCTCGGCCTCTTCTTCGGTGGAGTTGGTCGCATTGAGCAGGCACACCACGGCCTGCTCATAGGCATGCCTGATGGCAGGCTTGTCGGGTAGGTTCATGGCTGCAGCTCCTTGATCGACAGCGTGCTCTGGCGCACAGAGTATGGTTCCTTGGCAGGGATCAAGCGCTCCGCTTGGGCTTTGTAATTGCGCATGGGCCAATTGATGACGTACTGCCCTGCCCTGCCCCGCTCGGCCTGCCCGAGCTGCTCCTTGATCAGCTTCTCTGCCGACTCGATGCTGGCCTCGGCTGCCCTGATCGCGGCCTTGTTGGCCACAATGCCGGCAGCCAGGTCGGCCATGCTGACATCAAGCTCGACCTCTTCCTTGGTGGCCACCATGGGGTAGATCCGATCCAGCTCCTTGCTGCTCGCGGGTGGATACCAGTCGATGGCCCCGCTCTCCCGGTAGGTCTGCAGCTTGTGCTCAAAGGTCAGCACCGCCTTGACGATCTCCTTCTGGGTGTCGTGATGGGGCGCGAACAGGAACACCCGCAGCTCGATTCCCTGGTAGAGCACGCAGACCGCGCCCCAGCGGTGGCCGGTGACCAGCATCTGGCCTTGCAGTTGGATCGGGCCACGGGCAAGGTGCGGTGTTTCCTCTGGCATGCTCTTGGTAAGCTTGGCCTCCAGCACGCCGGGGCCAGCAAGCACGATGGAGTCCTGGCCAACCACATACAGACCTTTGTCCGGGTCGGTGAAGATCTCCTGGCCAATGCCGTAGCCAACCCCATCCAGGCTGCACGACAGCGCGAAGCTGCGGTGCGTGTAGGCCTCGCCGATCTGGGTGTCGAACTGCTCGATGCCCAGCCTCTTGGCCGCCTCGGTCAGGATCACCGGCTCCAGGGTGTTGCCCCAGCCCATGGCTTCGTTGCCAATGTCGGGGCGCTCCTTGCCATCGATGGCGTTGATCGAGAACTGCAGCTCATCGTTGGGGCTGCTGTACTTGCTGAACCCCATGAGGCCGGGTAAGCGGCTGGCGCTCATCTCTTTGTCGTCTGTCAGTTTGCCTGCCATTTGTTCACTCCTTGTTGGTGGCTAGGGAATAGACGCGCACCACTCTGGCGTGCGCCTGGGGATGGGTGGCCTCGGTGTGGCCAACCTTGCGGAACTGCTTGGTGCGGAACACCGCGCCCAGAACAGATGGGTGTACACCCGGCGGCACCTCGATGAACTGCCTGATGTCGTTGATCGAGACCTGCCCCTGCTGGCGGCAGATGAGCACAGCTAGTGCCCGGCAGCGCTCCAAAAACTGGTGGTCGGTCTGCTCAAAAATGTCGAGCTGGCGGTTGCGCATGTCGCGGCCAGCGGCAAGGTTAGGAGCCAGCATCATTGCGCTCCTTGGTTTTCATGCGTTTGACCGTCTGCTGGGCCTTGAGCTCGGCCTCGCGCTCCTCTTTGGGCAGCCAGCCATGCTTGCGCCAGGTGCGCTCAATGTCAGTGGCTGCGGCGCTTGTGTACTCAGCGCCTTCTAGCAGGGTCTTCGGTGGGGTGATGATCTTGACAGTCATGCGTCACCCCGTGATGATGATCAACAGGGCGATGCTCACCAGAAATGCTGCGGCTGCAGCAACCCTCTCTCCGAGGGTCTCTTCCTTCTCAGGCAAACACTGCAGGTAGTGTTGCCGGTGTCTACTGACACTATACAAATTATACGCATTGACCTCGGTTTTAAAAAAAGACTTCACGATTTTCTCCTTTTGAATCAATCAACTTTCGGCCCTTTCCAAGGCCTGTACACATTCCCAACCTGTAACGGAAAGGCGGCACTACGGGTAGTGCCCTTTTTTTGCTCGGCCAAGAACTTCTTGGTGCGCAAATACTTCAAACCGATGCGTGCTTGTTGCATTGCACCACGGGCCAAGATCACCCGCAGAGCTTCATGCTTGTCCTCGGCATAGGCCAACGCCTGCAGGGTCTTGTTGAGCTCGCTGACCAGCACGGCGGCCTTCTTGAGCTCCTCCACGCTGGTGATCCTGATGTCGAGTCGACACACCGGGCGGTGGCCGATCTCTTTCAGGTACTCGCCCAGCTTGGTGGCATCTTCTGGGAAGAGCTGCTCCCAGTTGAACAGCGGATCGGTCAAGGTCATCTCCTCGGTGTGTTGCATTGTGGGAACGGCGCAACTGTCAGTGTGTAACAAGCGACAGGCGGCGGCTTGAGCGGTGCAGGCGGTCACTTGATGCGCTTAAGTAAATTGGAGACCTGAGTCGGGCCCCAGTTGGTGTTGCCACGCGGGGTGGCCACGCCACGGGCCTCCAAGGCGGCGGCAATGTCGCGCATGGTGTCGGCACCCGTCTTGCGGATGATGTCGCGCACGATGGGGCCAACCCGGTCGGCGTACTTGTCGGCCTTGGCTTGGATGACCTTGACCCCGGCAGCCGAGCCGACCTTGGGGGTGGGCGAGCCCAGCTTCTTGCCCTTCTTCTTGAGCTCGGCCAGCGCCAGCTTGGTGCGCTCGCCGATCTTGCGCGCTTCCCACTCGGCAAAGACCATGCGCATCTGCAGCATCTCGCGGCTAGCTTCGGGGAAGTCGGCGCAGACAAAGCGCACCTTGGTGTCGTTCAAAAGGGTCGCGCCGAACGCCAGATCACGGGTCAGGCGGTCGAGGGTGGCCACCACCAGCGTGGCCTTCTCGCGCTTGCACAGCTTGACCGCGTCTTCCAGTGCTGGGCGGTCGTTCATGCGGCCTGACTCGACTTCGGTGAACTCACCGATCAGAGACCAATTGCCCCCGTTGAGGTAGGTCATGATGCGCTCGCGCTGCGCATCGAGGCCAAGGCCTGACCTGCCTTGGCGGTCGGTGGAGACCCGGAAGTAGGCGACGAATTTGCCGGTGTGGGGTGTCATGGTCATCCCCTTAAGCGGCAAAGGCCAGACGTTCCAAGTAGGCTTCTTTGCCAGCCACAAGGGTTCTTTGCGCCCATGCGTGGGCCAGACCGAACTGGTCGAACTCGGCAGCGATGCGGCCATCGATCCAGACCAGATAGTGGTTCTTGCGGAAGTGCTCGACCTTGACGGTGAAGCCGGTGGTCTTGCTACGCAGGGTGGTGATCTTGTTTGTCATGTTTGCAACTCCTTGCACGTCATCTGTGCGTTGAACATGGACGTACTGTAGCACGGTTTGTATATCGCTGTACAACCCCCAAAAGCCCTAAATCACTAGGGATTTACCCTAACCCAGCAATAAATCAGTGACTTGGGTGGGCTGTGCAATATCTAGGTGATATACACTTGCCTGATGGACACACCCAAACTCAAACCCTTCCTGATGCGGCTGCACCCTGCCACCAGGGCGCTGCTGGACACTGCGGCTGCCGACCAGCGGCGCAGCATCTCATCCCTCATTGACCAGTGCGTGCGCGACCAGCTCATGCCCAAGTACGGCGAGCTCCAGCCCCGGTTGCAGCGCTTCCTGTCGGGGGTGCGCCAGCCATGACCCATCAGGAAGCCACCCAGATACTGGACAAGGCCAAAGAAGGCCAGCGCTTGCCCGATGACGTGATCACCGAGGCGCTCTTTATGACCGGGGATGCTGCCTGCTGGCGCGACCTCCCCTGCCCTGATGTCGAGGCCTTTGTGCAGGCGCTGCGCGAGGCTGGCCAGCTATGACGGCGGTTGTCCTGGCCCTGGACTTGGGCACCACCACTGGTTGGGCCTGCAAGGTGGCAGACGGCACCATCGTGCATGGCTGGTCGAGCTTCAAGCCTGGCCGCTACGAGGGCGGCGGCATGCGCTACCTGCGCTTCAAAAAATGGCTGGTTGAGATCTACGGCAGCATTGGCCCAGAGATCAGCGCCATCTACTTTGAAGAGGTGCGCAGGCACGCCAGCACCGACTCAGCGCACGTCTACGGTGGGCTGCTGGCCACCCTCACCTCTTGGTCTGAGCAAAACAACATTCCCTACCAGGGCGTGCCGGTGGGCACCATCAAGAAGCATGCGACTGGCCGGGGCAACGCCGACAAGGCGGCCATGGTTGCAGCCATGCAGCTACTTGGCCACCCGGTAACTGATGACAACGAAGCAGACGCGCTGGCGCTGCTGCACTGGGCACTGGAGGCCGACAAATGACACAAAATGAAATCGACATCATGTGGCAACAGGCTATGCAAGAGTCAATCAAAGATGGCGAGATGTTCACCCGCTATCACTTTGCCAAACTGGTAGCCGCTAAAGAGCGTGAGGCGTGTGCAAAGTTAATAGAGGGCTTGCCAGCACCAGACGAATACAGCATCACAGACAAGTCAATGTGGGATGTGACTTGTATTGACTGTGCAGAGGCCATTAG